GCGTCGATACAAACTCAGTAAAAGTGTCAGAAGGTAAGAAAACAGGAGATGGCACCGCCCAATGGTCCGATCGTCCTCATCAAAGAAAGCCGAAAGTGGCCAAAGGTACCGCAACCATTAAAAAGGGGAAGAAGGTGAAATCAAAATGAGTGAATACTACGCTGTAGTTAGAGACGGCGATTCCCTGCAGCATCATGGCGTTCTTGGCATGCGTTGGGGAATTCGTCATGATAGACGAGTTAGAGCCGCCAAGGCCATGTATAAGACTAATCGTAAGGCAATTAAGAGAGATAAGTCTCTTTCCAAGGATCAGAAGCAGAGAAAGATTGCGGCATCCAGAGAGCAGTGGATGAAGGAGAGAGTTGCGTCCGCTAATCGACTCTATTCGAAGCAGGATAAAGCTACTAACGAACGTATTGCCCGGATGAGCTCCAGAAAAACTTTTGCTCAGGCATCGCTCCTTGGCTCGTATGGAGCTCTTAAGTATAACCAATCCAGAGCAAATGGTTCTGCGCGATTGAGATCCGCCGCTCGTGCCGCAAGTGCTAATAGGAGAAATAATAAGAGCCTTGGTAACGTGGCAAGACAGGAATATTATGAGAACTATGATGCCAGAAAGGTTAAGAAGCCTTGGAAGAAACCTAAGAAGTAACCATTAAGGAGGTAAGGCTATGGGAAGGCTTATTTGGGACGCCCTCGGGGAAAGAAAGTACGAGATAGGCGTCGACCATGGCGTCTTTTATCCTTTTGAGGGTGGTATTTATACCGGCGGAATCGCATGGAACGGCCTTACCGGAGTTGAGGATGATACTGGTGGAAGAGACGCAAGCCCTCTTTATTCCGGCGGGGTTAAGGTTGGGTCTGAGTATACTTCTGAGGAATACTCCGGATCTATAAAATGCTATACATTCCCTGACGAGTTTGAGGAGTACCTTGGCGAGAGGGAAATAACAAGCGGTATCTTTGCGCGGCAGCAGAATCGAGATCAGTTCGGCTTTTGCTATAGAAGCAAGGTTGGGAATGATACAGAAGGAACTGAGCATGGCTACAGAATCCATATGATTTACAACATGAGGGTTACTGACTTTTCGAGAGCTTACTCAACTGTAAATGAATCTATGGATATTCAGGAGACAACCATCTCGTTTGAAACATTCCCTCAGGAGGTTGACGACGAAGAGTTTGATCCTGTAAGCGAAATCGTAATCGACTCCACGTCTCTTGATCCAGATGTTCTAAATACTCTGGAAGAGATAATCTATGGAACTGACGATACTGATCCGAGACTCCCATTTCCGGATGAGATAATCGAACTCACAACTCCAAAACAGGAGATGCCGGAGGAATGGAAACTGTTTCCAAATACCTTGGTTCATCCTGATGAGAACTTATATCCGTATGTGAAAGGAGGCTGATCATGCCAATAAGATACACAAGGGTTGGCTGGCAGGATGCCCCGTCAACGGAGACCCCGATCGACGCCGCTAACCTAAACCATATGGACAACGGGATTCTTGCCATATCGCAGGAACTCGATACGGAACTAGACACTATAAGAGACGAATTCGATGCCTTGGAGCAGGATACTTCGTCCCAGATCGATTCTTTCAAAGAAGAGACATCAAGCCAGATTAGTAAGTTTTCGTCCGACATTACCACTATGCAAAACGGTCTGCCCGGCATGATCTCAGATAAAATGGATGCCAAATATGGGCAGGAGATAGGTGATAATGTAACGTCCTGGCTTACGGAACATGTCGATCCTGCGGGATCTGCCGTTGCGGTAGACGATACTTTAACTATTCAAGGCGCTGCGGCAGATGCTAAGAAGGCTGGAGACGAAATAACTTCGTTAAAGGAAGACATAAGCGAAACAGACAGCGTACTGACACTGGGCGATCAGGTTGCTATTCCGTTTTCTAAAGAAAATAATGGGTATTACATACGGTTCAGCACTGGAGCTTTAACCGCTTCATCAGCATACTGCACGACAAACTACATTGATGTAACAATGTATAAAAGCCTTCTGTATAAAAGGTTTGGTGTAACATCATCGACTGCTCCTACTATTGGCATGTCTTTTTATGATGCAAATAAGGAATATGTTAGTGGCGAAAGAGCATTATACAACCAATCTGCTGCGGGATACCAAGATTCGCAGATTAGTATTCCAGAAAACGCAGTATATGCTCGTTTCAGCATTATTAAAGACACTGAAACATACGGAGAATTTGCTGTTTCTGGTAGCAGTATTATTAGAAATACATTGGATGCTTATAAAGGCGATATAGACGAAAATAGTGCGATCCTTGCATTTGACGATTCTATATCTTTGGACGCACCAATTACAGACGTTGGTAAATTTGTAAAGTTCAACACTGGCGTTTTGGCACCGTCAACACCTTATTGCGCAACTGATTTTGTCAATATCTCTAAGTATGCGTACATTCTCTACAAAAGGATTACAAGCACGGAAACTGCACCTACGCATGGAATGGCATTTTATGATATAAATAAAGTTTATATTTCTGGAATGCGTTCAGGTCCAACTACTAGCGCATTTGGCTATAGGTTTTACCAGATTGAAGTTCCAACAAATGCGGTATATGCCAGATTTACCACAATCAAAGATACTGAAACCTATGGTGATTTCGAAGTAAGTGGAAAGAGCAAGATTTTTGAAGACATCAAGCCATACAACAGCCCTTACCAGAAAAATATTGTATTCGGGAGTTATAGTTCCGATTGGTACGAAGGTCAGGGCGATTCTTACAGTGGATTTACCATCGACACGCTTTATTCCGAAATGATAACTGCGTGGGATGCGTTGGTGGCAAATAGTAAAGGCTATGTCACAAAAGAAGAGATCGGAATGGCATCAGACAATCAGACCATGTATTGTTACAAGTTGATTCCCACAAGATACCGTAATAACACAGGAACTTCAGTAACTAATAATCCCCCGACTTTCCTTATTGTAGCATCATTGCATGGATTCGAAAAATCTGCGGCATTTGGCGCATATTACCTCGCAAGGGATCTGGTCTATAATTTCAACAAAAATTCTGTGTTGAACTCTCTCAGAACGAGGTGCGCCATTTATGTTGTTCCTGTGGGCAATCCGTGGGGATTTGATAACAAAGAACGGAAAAATTACAACGGTATCGATCTGAACCGAAATTGGGGTGAAGACCCATCAGGAGAAACTGATCCATCATCAGCTTATTATCCGGGCGCAGAACCATTCGATCAGCCCGAAACGCAAGCGATCAAGGGACTGATTGATAGTAATCTGAACCTTTTCTATGTTGTGGATTATCACACAAACGGACAGTATAAAGTCGCTTCGTGGGCAGATGTGAACTGGCTTACATATGGCTATTCTTCTGTTTATGGGGATAACTATTCTAGGCTTGTATACGTGGCAAGCCAGAACCATATTTCGGATATTACCGAGAATTTACAGATGGAATATTCGCTCGATACAAACGGCGAATCCATTGGGAGCATTACGATTGGAGCACAAGGCGCACCCAGACCTACAATCACAAGCTATACAAGAATCGAATTGAACATAATGGGCGGAACTTTCGAAGGTAACAACGGTCTGCCGAGTGAATCTGGGTCTTATTCTGAGATGTCACAGAAAATCAATAGCGAACTGATCGGCAACTGGATTAAAAATCTACTGCTTGTATACAAAGATGCATCGCTGAAATAAATTAAATGGCAATTTAACTAACTAAGAACAGTACTCGGGCCTCTTACAAGCCCGGGTCTTTTTATGCAAATAACCCAGGAGGAGAAATCAAAATGGGCTTATTCCAAAGACTGCAGCATGGATGGAATGCCTTTATAGGCAGAGATCCGACTGCTTATCACAATCTGGGTCCAGAAAGTTATCTTAGGCCTGGAAGAATGAGGATTAGACGAGGCAACGAGAGGTCGATTATATCGAATACCTTCAATAGAATAGCTGTAGATGTTGCAAAGCACAGGGTAGAGCATTGCAGACTTGACCCAGATGGAAGATATATGGAACCCATGAAGTCAGATCTGAATGAATGCTTATCAGTGCAGGCCAACATAGACCAGACGGCAAGGGCGTTTTTACAAGACTGCGCCATGTCGCTGCTCGACGAAGGTTCGATTGCAATCGTTCCCGTTGACACTACAGAAAATCCCAGAATTACTGGAGGATTCGACATCCAGTCACTGAGGGTTGGAAAGGTTGTCGGGTGGTATCCAAGAGATGTAAAGATTGAGCTTTACAATGACCGCCTCGGCAAGACTGAGCAAGTTACGCTTCCAAAAAGCATCGTAGCACTTCCTGAGAATCCGTTCTATTCGATAATGAATGAGCCAAACTCGTTCTATCAGCAGCTATGCCGGAAGATACATCAGCTTGACATCATCGATGATGAGTCTGCTTCCGGAAAAGCAAATCTTATAGTTCAGCTTCCTTATAC